AGAAGCCGTGCTAGGACGGTTTGAGTTAGTGCCACCAGCAACAAGTGGATGAGCCGTTGAACAAAGCGAAACACCATCGCCATAGACGTTGGTAGAACTAAACGCATTGTTCAATATTGACGCAGCCTTAACCTGCTTGGTGTACGCCATTGCGCGAGCAAGTGCTTTGGTGTATCGGGCTGACAAAGTATCGTAGAGATTATCTTCGATAGCTTCTTCTGTCAAACTGAAACCCATCGCCACTGTTTCGTGCGTATAGCGAGCCGTGAACGCTTCTTGAGCATTATCATACTCAATTGCAGCACCTTCATTCTTAACAGGTGCGGCAGAGAAGCCAGACAACTTAGTTTCTTCTTCAAAGGATCGATCTGAAGTCTCTGTTTCATAGATCTCAGAATGTTCCTCACCATACTTTGCGTACTCCAACCCAAACAAAGCGTTAAGGCCGGGAAGGAGTTCTTTAAGTAATTGCGCTCTTGAAATAGCCATTTCTCAGACCTCCTTACGCAGTTCCGGTAGCATCGTAATACTCATGCTGACCGAAGTTGAGTTTAACAAGAACCTCTGGATACTGCCTGAACACAAGAGTCGAGTTCAGTGTAGCAATCGGTGCTTGGTTTAGAACAACCGTAGTTGCTCCAGCCGCAGCAGCCGTGTCTACAAAAGATCCAGAAGCAACGTAGTTGCCATTGCTATCTAGTGATCCTACATCTGTACCAACCACCAGAGCTTGCGGCAATGCCGAACAAGTTACAGTAGCAGTAGAAATAGAAGCATAAGTAGCAGTGCCAAGTGACACTAGACTATCCTCAACCACACTCAGCATACGAAGCGGTAAAGCATCCGTAGTTGCAGGAGTGTCATCGGGGGCAAGAACAGCATTCTTGGAGTTACCAGTAGAAGTGCTACCAGTATTGTTTATCATCGCAAGATTCTGTCCTACCATTGCTTGAGCACCAGATGCAACAGTAGTAGTTGCAGAGCAGACCACTGCCTTGAAAACCAAGTCAGGATCGTCAGCTACAATACCTACTATATCACCAGCCGCTGTACTAGCAGGATAGTTTTGCCTAAAAGTGGGTTGGCTCGTATTGGGATCTGTATAACTACAGCCCAAGAATACACCTACTACAGTACCAGCCGTACCAGTGGTAACACTGATTCTCTGTAGATTCCCCCTAACCAGAGCCACTAAATCTCCATAGAAGATTCCGGTGCCCAAGTTATTAAGGATAGGATATTCACGAGTAGACCCAGCATACACCTGACCTCCGATGAGGTTAACAGGCTTTAGCCCGTATGGGGCATCTATCGTTGGATATGCCATAATACTTTCCTCAAAGTATAATTTTCAGTTACGCCCCTTTACCGAAAGTAACTTTGGTTTTACGGTCATTAAAAAGAGGCATTCGTGGATCGTTTTCGCGCATGAGGTTGTTGTCCACGGACTCCATCTGAGACTTAGCTTGCAAATCGTAATAATCTGTACGTTCTTCAACTAATTCTGATGGAGCCTTACAAAGCATTAACCCACCAATTACTATATTATCTTTAAAGCGTTCTTGCTCTACGGTAACCATAGTAATTTCGGGATGATCCGTTGCTTTGACAGGTTCCCAACCTTCGCGTAATTTTGAGGAAACATTTGGGGCATCAACATTACCCTGTGTACTTACTCGTATCCAGCGAAATGCGTAGCCCGGCTCGTCGTTAGGTGAAGGCAATACTTCTGGCCTACTCCAAGCCTGTTTACGGGCCGTTTTCTCACGGGTTTCGTGTTCACGGTCAATTCTGTTTTTAGCCATTACGCTTTCCTCATCTCTTCTGCAACCTTTTGGGCGTATAGTTCTAAAGGAACTCCAAGTTTCTTAGCAATAGCCACCTGTGTCGAAGATAGTCGAACCTTTTTAGGTGCTGTGCTCCGCGTAGCGGGTGCGACTACATTAGGCTGTCGTTTAGTTTCTTGTTCTTCCTCTATAATTTCTTCATCAAACTGTTCTGGGAACAACTTCCGCATACGAGAATTTATAGTCTCGTAGTATTCATCACTATTTGGGTCGATATTATCCGAAACAAGTTTCTCATGCAACCCCATTGCATAACCTGTCATCTCTTTATCAGAACCAAACCACGAGTTTTCTTTCGCCCATTCTGCGGCTCTTTCATCAACTGGTTGCGATGTTGGTGCTTTAGGAGTTTCTTCACTGGTCTGCAAAGCACTAGGTTCAAAGTTTTTAAGTCTGTCTACTTTTATATTAGCAGCAGTCAACTTTTCTTGTGCTTCAACTACCTTATCTGCATCACCTGCTTCATAGGCTTGTTTATACTGACGTTTAGCAATAAGCATTTCACCAGCAGCAGTTTTCTTAGCTTGTTCTAAAAGAGCTTCTTGGTTTTTATCTACAGTGCCTTTAAGCTCTTTATTTTCTTCAACTAACTGTTTTGCATATCTTTCAAATTCTTCTCTTTCCCGAAGAGCAGCTTCTTTAGCTCGTCTTTCATCGTGGTAACCTTTGCTAAAATGTTTAATTCGGTTACGTACTTTGTCAGAATAATCTTCCAACTCCTCATCTGTAACCTCAGTCGGAGGCTCAGAAGGCTTACGGTTACGGTCAGCTTTAGGTACATCATCCACAATTTCGATTTCAAGTTCATTATCACTCTCCTTCTTAGCGTTAGAGGGTTTCTCAACTTTCTGTTCACTTGCAGGTTCTACCTCAATTTCCTTATCATCTTCCCCTTCAGGAAATGTGTACTCAACTTTTTGAAACGCCATTTTATACTCCTTACACTCGTGTTACGCCACGAGGATCGGCTACAACTGCTTCGATTGAATCGTCATTCATCAGACGATATTCTTTACCACGTACTTTAAACCTTGTACCTGTATTCATGCGGAACATTACATAGTCCCCTTGTTTACACCAAGGCCCACTGGGGAAACGATCTTTGTCAGAGTAGGCTTCTTCACCTACATCTAATACAAGACCAATAGTAGACATCACGGTATCCAGATGTATTTCTTTACTGGATTTAATAATGCCACTATCACCGAATGTTTCTTCAACATCAGGCATAGCCACTAGGACTCTGTATCCCACAGGTATTGGTAATTCAAGTTCTAAGTCATCATCTATCAACGATTGTTGCATTGGTTCAGTCATCATCATCTTCCAAGTAATTGCGCGAGAGGTCATTAACGTGGTTTAAACAAGCATTCAGACCTCGGATCATGCCTGTTATTTCTCTATACTGGGAATAGTCTTGTGCTCCCCCACTATTTAGAAATTCTGATGCAGAAGATTTATCTTCTTCGATTTTATCTCGTAGCACGTCAAAGACGGTTTTAGCCATAAATTACCTCTTGGTAGTCTCCCTTAGTAAATCCAAATCTAATTTGGTATTATCTTTTCGTCTGTCAGCAGCAAGTTTTGCTCCTGCTTTTTGAGCGTCTAAATCTAACTCTTGTTCTTGCTCAAAGGTTTTTGAACTAATACGGTTATCCTTTTTCTCAGGAAAAATGGTATCCATTCTTTCTTCAAATGTAGGAGCGTTTGCTGCTATTTTTTCATCTTCTTTTTGTTGGATTTGAAGTACACTTCGTGGATCTCTAGGTGTGCCTTGTAG